CGTCGCGCAGTTTTAATATCATAACCTGCGTTAGATTGCAAACCAATTCTTTCATAAGCTTCTTCTATGATCTCATCGATCTGAAAATTCTTATCAAAGACGTATGTACCTGAAGTAGTGTTAGCCATTTAGCCTCCTACTTGTCTAACAATACAGTTGCTGTTCCTGTTAATGTAGAAATACTCATTCCGTTTTCAAATAACACTCCATCTTCTGGAATGTTAAATGCAAAAACATCACCTGCTGGAGCATCTGCTTGGAAGTAAGTTGTAGTTGTACCACCATTAACTAATACAACAGAACCTGCTGTAGTAGCATTTGGAGCACCTAAGATAATTCCTCTTAGTCTAGTTCTTCCTGCAAATACAACACCAGTTGTATTTCTTCTTATTGCTTTAACATCTGATTTAAAAGACATATTTTAAACTCCTAAGTTTTAGGAGCCCCGAAGGGCTCCATAATTAATTATGCGTCAGTTGCAATGTCTGCACCATCTTGAACTCTTTTCCAAGTAGTTCCATCAGAAAATGCGTAAGTAGCAGCGTTAGAAAATCCGTTTGAAACGTAAATCATAACACCATCATTGTCTACAGCTGATAATTCTTCACCAGCTCTAGTTCCTGTTGCAATTTGCACAGTTGATGCGTTAGATACAGTCCAAGATATTTTTCCACCTTGTGCTGTGTCATGTGCGTTTTCATTAGCACCACCGATAAACCCGTTAAGGGATACCACTGGTCCTGTAAATGTAGTATTTGCCATATTTATATCCTCCTAGTTTTTTCTACATAGTCTCTAGGCCGTCGACTATACGCGTCTATGTAGAATAATTTATGTATAGTAATTAATTTATATATGAAATTATTAAAGAGTGCAAGAAATCCCTATAGGAAAAGTATGTTTTCCAGCAATATAGAGTTCCTAATTAGCCAGCATACAGATGGATTTCTCCATCTAAAGCATTTTTAGGACTCTCTTGGTTCTTTAGAATAGATCTAATTACTTTTTTGATATCATCTCCAAGAACCGACATTTCAGGTGTTACCATTCCGCCATTTTTAAGAAACAACTCGTTCCAATCAGATTCGAGTTTCAGTTTCTTCGCGAACAACACCATGTTGTCTTGAGCCATTGTTAACCTCCTCATAGGTTATATAGAATCCAGCGCCTGTAGCAGTGCCACTAAACTTTAATGGATTCGGCTCCCAATGTATAGCATTTTTTCCTAGAAAGTCAATGATTGGTTTATGCAATTCTTCTGCATCATTTATTTCTTTTTCAGACTCAATATTAAATTGAGTTTGTAATTCCTTTGTAAAGATTTTTATAAGATAAGTTTTGTTCATAGGTTTGTCTTTCTACCATAAAAAAAGGGGGGCCGAAACCCCCCTTTAATAAAAATAATGCTTAAGAATTAAGCACCTTCAGAAGCAAAGATACCTCTAAAGTCAGAAACTCCAAAAGAGTATCTTTCTCTAGCTTTGTATCTCATGTTTCCTGTGTCAAAGTCACCTTCCATCTTAGTAGTGATAGGTGCTCTTTCAAAGTACTTCATTCCGTTTGGCACATCTGTAATGATGTAGAACGCATCAGTATCAGTTAAGAAATTATTAACCACGAAACCTTGTGGTAACATTCCCATAGATCTTAATGCATTGATATCATTATCAGCAGTTCCAACTCTTTGAGCAGACTTCATTAATCTCTCCGCTGTGAATTGTAATTCACTTGGAATAATTAATTTCATCCCTTTAGCTGCGATTTTTAAACCTCTCTCATCAGTGAAAGCAGCGATATCAATCATTGCTTGTTCTAATGAAGTTTCGTTTAAGTCAGCTTGAGTTGCTAAAGTGTTCGAAACAGTACCCGCGATTGTTGGGTGTGCAGTGTTAAATAAAGAAACACCGTCACCTGAATCAAATCCATCAGTTGTTGGTAAACCTTGGATTAGTGGGTTAACTGCTTTTACTTGCTTAGTGTTTGCCATTGAACGAGCCAACGCTTTTGTGTATCTAGAAGCTAATCTGTCATACAGGTTATCTTCGATCGCTTCTTCAGTAATTGTGAAGCCTAAAGCAACAGTCTCGTGAGTGTATCTAGCAGTAAAAGTCTCTTGAGCATTGTCAAAAGTAATACCAGAACCCTCAGGTTTAACTTGTGCTTGACCGAAACCTGATAACATTACTTCTTCTTCAAAAGCTCTGTCCGAAGATTCTTTTGTGTAGATTTCTTCGTGTTGGTTTTCGTATCTTTTGTATTCCAGGCCAAATAGTGCATTTAAACCTGGCTCTAGTTCTTTAACTAGCTGTGATCTTGAAATAGCCATATTTATATCCTCCTATTATACGCCTGTTGTTGTTTTCAAGTTGTGTTCATTGATCGTAACAACCCAGTTCACATAACCTGAACCGACTTCGTTGTTTTCCGGATCTTTTGATACACCTATGATTTTTAACTGTGCTGAGTTGGTGCTTAAAGTAGCATCATTCAACATCGCGTTAGAAACATAGTTTGCTGAATCACCAGCTGAAAGTGTGATATCCGCATTGTTAAACACATCAGCTTGTGCAGAAGCACTTGATATGTTTGTTTGGATCTCAAATCTTTCATATGGATCATCTGCCACGAAAGCAACTATATCCGCAGCGTTAACTTGCGAATAGTGATTTGCCCACGTTGGCTTTTGTGTATTTGGATCAGTATAGAACACGCCGTTTAAGGAACCTAAAATATTTCCGCCAGCAGCACCTTGATCAATTGTTCCAGCCGCAGTCATTTTGACTGGGTCTTGGAAATAGATCGTAGTACTGTCATTAGCAGCAATACTGTATTCACTTAAACCACCGTTGTCTCTATTCTGACCAACTTTTCCAATTGGTTTTAAACCAAATGGTGCATTTTTATTTGCCATAGTAGTTGTCCTCCTTAGACAATTGTTAGTTTAAGTTTGGGGTTAGGAATCGTTAAAAAATTAACTCTTCTTTGTACCACCAAAAGTTACACGAGTCTGTCGATCTTGATTGATCGGCATACTTGGGTGCTGTTCCTTTAGTAGATCGTTTTCGACTGCTTGATCTTGCTCAATACCTTGCTTAGAATAGTATTCAGCTCTAGATTTTGCGATCTCTTCCGGTACCCTTGTCAGCACAAGGCCACCAACTCCGATCACTCCCTTATATTTGCCGTCTTCGATCACTGGATAATCACTGTCTGGGTATTCATCAGATCTGACTAATTCATAACCTGATCTTAATCTTCCAGCGACGTTCTTTGTGTCCTGGAAACCCATAGATTCAGCCCTTACCCATCTATGTCGAAATCCTGCCGGCGCAGGGGGTGCATCTAAAGATGACGGTGGAGTCCAAACTTTTTTTCGAGATTCTTTTTCTCTAGTTTGACTCGCACGAGAAGCTCTTTTTTCGTTATTATTTTCCATATGCATTTACTCCTTCGTGATATTTAATTGTTTCGCATATTCTTCAAGTGGCACACCTAATTTTTTAGCGATTGCTACTTGTGATGGCGTGAGTTTCACAGTTTTGCGACCCGGCTTACTATTTCTAGAAGCTGAAGCTACTACTTGCGTAGGCTTCGCAGTCGTTTGTTGATCTACTTTACCAAATTTATGCGGGAATTCAAGTCTTATTCTTTTATTAATTTCAGAATAATACTCGTCCGTTTGTGGGTCATAACCTTCCTCTTCAACTAGCTTCTTATGTAAGCCGAATGCGGTATATGTCATGGCCTCGTCTTGACCAAACCAGGTATTCTGTTGAGCCCATGCTTGAGCTTTTGGATCTGGGTTAATCGGTTGTTCTTGAACTTGAGGCTGAATTTCAGGTTGTCTTACAACTTTTTCTTCAACTTTAGGTTCAATAGTTTGTTTAGATTTGATTTCAGCAAGTCTTGCTTCTTCATAACCTAATTTTGAGATTTCAGTTTGAGCAGCTATTTCAGCTTTCAAATCTCCATCTTCTCTAGCTTTCGCTAGTCGAGATGCAGCAGCTTCCATAGATGATTTAATTCTGTTTTCCATTTCAGATACATAACCTGTATCTAATTTAGAAAATCTAGACTTTAAAGATTCTTGCTCGGTTTGAACTTTTTTTGCGTATTCTAAAGCAGCAGCTTCTCTTCTCTCTGCTTCACGCATTTTTTTAGTTAACTTTGCAATTCTTCTTTTCACTCCTTCAGAGTAATCATCTAATTCTTTCTTCTGCTGATCTACAGCTTCGTCTTCTTTCTTTGGTTCTTGGTCCGTGTTACTTGTTTCTTCACTAGCTTGAACATTAGACTGCTCGCTAGATTGCGTAGATGAGTCATTGGACTCAGTATTGTTGTCAGCATTGTCTACCTCCACTTCTGATTCAGGTTTCTTTTCTTCCGGTAATTCAACCTCGGCACCTGGACC